CATTGGGTTGTCAACTGCTTCACCTGATAATATGCGAACACCTTTATCAACACCTTCACGTGCTGTTTGTAAATTCTGCATTAGTGCATCTAATGTTGTGCCTACAGCGTTTTTAAAGCCTTCTGCTTGTTCACTACCAACTTGATCACGGATACTGTCTAATAATTGTGGTAATTGCTCATTTTGCATTTTACCAACTTTTTCAATAGCGTCTTGAACGCTGTCTACCATGTCTTTAGCAGCCATTAGTACTTCAGCATTGCCTACTTCGCCTTCTGTTAATTGTTGACGGTTTTCTTCTAACCAAGCATTTAGGCTTTCGCGAACAGTTAATAATTCCATATAACGTGGATTACGTTCTGCTGTGTGTAGATCCACACTATAACGAATTTTGTCAAGATTTGCTTGAATAGTTTCGCTTAATTTTTCTGCTTTTTCAACAGTTAATTTGCCAAAATCAAGGGCAAATCCAAAGCGGCTTTCCATCACTTTATTAATTTTTTTGGCGTCAGTGACAGCCATTTCAGATAATTTCATGTTAGTAATTCCTAATCACAGTTTAATGTATTTAGCCAAGTTGAGACTTTTCTTTAATTCTTTTTTGCAGTTTTCTATACGATGCACGGTTTCTGTATAACGATTTGAGAAGTATTCAGACCCCCACTCATCCTGTTTTTCATTGGCTTTTTTATACCTGTGCCTGTATAAAGAAGCTTCAAATTCCAATCTATTTAACAGCGTGTCGTTTTTCTTTATTTCTTCTGCTAGAGTATTTTGTTTTTGATGTACAGCAATACAGTAAAAAATTGCGTCTTTACGACTAAAAAAATCAAAAAATTGCTGATTCCCTTCAAAAACTCGCCAGCATTTGTCATTGATTTTCACAACCTTATTGCGCCCAACCAGTACATCAGTACCAATTTGGTAACAAAAAGGCATTTCATTATTAACTAGTTTTTCTAATTCAGTTTGTGTAAATCTCTGAATTTTTTCTACGTCAAACTCAGTTAATTTGTTTTTTGTAGTAGATTTTTCCTTGCTCATTGGTGCGTAATAGAACATCTTTTATTGTAAGTTGATTGGCCAGTAATTGTTCTCTTTCATCCAAATGACTTTTGGCCATAGGTGCATCATTGAACTTTGCTAAGAGTGCATGCTCTTCGTTAGTGATGGGTAATAGTAATTTGTTAGTGAGTTCAACAATTTTCATAAAGTAACCTATTGTTTACTTTATTTAGTTGAGTAAGTTAGAAGCAAAAATTCCGATTAGTGCGGTTAGTACAATACCAAACACACTTAGTAAAATTGTAATAGTACGATCTGACTGTTTTTCAACTTTATTTGTTACAGCGTTTTTAATGTCAACAAGATGTCCTTCGACTTTGTCTAATCTATCATCAAATCCGTCCATGCGATTTTCTAAATTTTCTAGTTTAGTTTCCAAGTTCTTATACCTTTCGGCACAGATTTCAACGTGGGCTTCTAGATTTTTCTTTTCAATTTCTGTAGTGGTTGACATACGTCGCTCTCATAGTAAGCGATGCTTATTGATTGTGCCTTGATCTATTTGCCTTAATATGTGCCGTAATATGATGTTGTAGCATCAACTATTATTTATTCTTATCTCTTAGCAATAAAGTATACATTTTTATCCGCACCGCTGGGATAAAACAGTGCAACTTCTGGTTTAGCAGTTTCATCAAGACCCAGTATGATAGGAGCAATACGAAAATCATTTTTAAGAGATCCATACCTATCATTTTCTATGGCATAGATATTTTCATGTTCAACACTGAACTCGAATGTCCATATTTTGTGTTCACCGGTATAGTTTATACCAAAGCTATATTTTTTAACATCGGCAATTTTTGAACCTAAATAATCCAATGTTATTAGTTGAGCACGCAGACTTAGAATCTGTATTACAGTTTCCCAATTACGCTGTTGGTTACGTAGTTTTTCTTTCTCTTGACTATAACTGACTACATTGGTTTTAGTTATATCAATCAGCGTGTGTGCTTGATATCTATATAGATTTGTTGACATGCAGATATTTATTGAGAATAAAAAAGGCAGAAATTAATTCTGCCTTGTTTATAATTCTAATCAGATTAGAATGTGTAAGATGCTACCGTTGCTCCTGACACTGCTACGTTGCATAAAGTTGTTAATGCTGATGAATCAGATGATGTTCCACTTAATGCTACTCTAAATGCGCCTGAGCTAGGAGTACCAAGTATTTCTACAGTACCCACAGTTTCTAAGGCACGTACAAGTTTTTCAAAGTCACTATCAACAGCATTATAACTTGTATGTACACCTGAGGAACTGACCGTAAACATACTTAAACTACGACCTGTTGTTACCACTGGTGCTGCACCACCGCTTACTCTAGTGATTGCCATTTTGTTTCCCCTAAAATTTGTGCTGTTTTGCACATGTAGTTATTTATAGAAATATTAGTCAAAAAAAAAGCACTCTTAGAAAGAGTGCTTTAAGTTTGTTTCCTGCTACTAAATTAAGCTACGACTGCTGCTGTTAAGACAGCTAATTTAGTTGCTGTTACTGTTGCGCCTGATAAGTCGATTGAATCAACTGTGCCTAAAGCGCGGATAGATGCTTGTAATGTTGTACCGCCTGTAGGTGTGTACAATGGGCCTTCGATAGCAAAAGTTTGTTGAGTGTTAGAGTCTGCTAGTGGTCCAGCTGCTACGATTGTATGTAGAGTTTGGATTGTGTTTAGAACAGCTTGTTGTGCGCCATTTGGGCCTGCTGAACCGTTAACTGCATTGATGTAGTCAACTGTAAAGAAGCTAATGTCACGACCAATTTGCTCAACGTTTAATGTTGTTGCTGTTGGGTTTACTTTAGTAATTGCCATTTTGTATTTCTCCTAATAAATGTACGCTTTCGCGCATACAATTATTTAGCCTGATCCCTAAAATAAACCAGGATATCAGTTTGTTGATTGTAATTATTTAGATAGTTTTTGATATTTCTACGTATCAGTGTTTTTTCAGCTGTGCTATTTAGACGCCAATCCGCTACATTTCTACGTATTTGTCTAAAACTGCTATTTTTAATATTTAAAAACTGTTCTAATTTTAAAAATAATTGTCTATCTAAACTGATATCTTTACGATCATTTTCAATGTCTCTGAGATATCTACGCAGTTGTAATACTGGCACATTAATTTTACTATTGGTTTCTATTTTGTCTTTATAGTCTTCCTGATTAGCCAGTACTGCTAGAAGATTATGTAGGTCACTGGCACTACCCCGCATGGCAGTAAAATTTTCATAACCAATGGTTTGTATAGCATATTTTTTAGCGTAATCTTTGTCAATGTTGCGCAATATTTCCAACATCATAATCATTAAAAATACGCCAATGGCCAGATCATCAGCTGTTTTGCCTTTGAGTGTATCACCATTTTTATAAATTCTAGCTTCGTTTATTTCTTGAATAAAATCAAACATTATGTTCTCTTGAGAAAATTAGCACGACTAAAACTTAGTCTGTCTACTAGTTTAATAGCACCACCATCGTGACCAATGGCTACAAACCCTTCTGGTGATGTTACTTTGTAACCGTCGTTGGTCTTTTGGAATGTACCAATGCCTTCAACTTGACGTAGTTTAGTCATCAGTATGTTTTTAAGTTCAACAATACGTTTATATGTGGCTAAAATTCCTATCAGAGTATTTGAATTGTCTGCTACCCATTGTTCTTTTTCTTTAATTTTTACCAGACGATTTTGTGCTTTGCGGCTAGTAGGATCATCGATATCTTTAGTTAGTTCTTTTGTATAATAGGATACAAATTGTTTTAAAAATCCAACAGGATTGTCTATTTGTATACCTTGTCTAATAGATTGATTGATAAAAGGTTTGATTGTACGAGCAAATTCTTTATTGGATAAAATGATATCAAAACGCTGTTGACCAATCTTTTCCATGGTTTTTAATGTTGCATCTTGATATTTTTTAATTTTAGTATTTTCTGTTGGGGTAAGACTAGCAATACCTGTATAATCTTTATAAGTTGCATCATCAAACCATACGTCAGCGTGCTGATTTAATCCGCTGACATTAACACCAAATCTGGCAGTCATTGACTCTATCGTATCACCTTCGTAAACAGTATGAAAAATAATTCCTAATTTTGCTCTGGCAATGCGTTGACCCAATTGACTGTTAACTGGTACAGCATAGGTAATAGTATTAGGTGTGAACACATAGCAGTCTTCGTCATTGACTGTGACTGTAGATAAGTCATCTTCAGTAAACATTAGATCTCCCTGTAATACTTTACCAATGCCTAGTTTAGGAAGATATTTCAGTGCTGATGCTAGTTTGCTGGCCAACTCAGGCTGTTCACTGTAGAAGCGTTCGATGTCTTTAGGACTCTTGCAAAGTTTAGGTTCGCCTTTGGCAAATACACTTTTAGTTCCTATAAAAAATCTACTGTCACTGGGATCTACACCGCAGATAATAGCAGGACTGCCGTCCCATTTGACTGTTAGTTTAGTTGTAGTACCTGTACCTTCACCTAGCATAGCACGCAGACTTTCTATGTAGTTTAATGCCTGTATGCCACCTTGGTATCCTAAATTAAATATTAGGTCTTCGAGGTGTTCAAGATGAACATTTTTACTTTCTGTTAGTAAAAAATCAGGAGTTTGCTTTTTTATTTCAAATAATTTCATTACACATATCCTGCGGCTTTGTCTAACATGGCTTGATAGTTTTGTGGTAGTCCTTTATTACTGCCTAATCTTGACCACTGACCTTGGTCATTTAATCCAAATTCAAAATTCTTATATTTCATAATAATGGGTTCATTTTGCACTTTTTGGAATCTTTCACTTGGAGTTAATGCAGCAGTAGCCTGCGCAGTTGTAGTTGTTGCGGGACCAGCAGTTTTTGCACCTGGGGGAATTATAATATTTGGTGTTGTTTGTCCAGCATCTGCGCTAGGAGGTAGATCCTTGGGTTGACCTGGTGTTTGTTCTGGCTCGGTTGTTAGCTCTTTATTAGCTAGATAACTGCCAATTTCTTTGGTTAACCATTGTTTTACACTTAATGGATCAATCTGGTCTAATGTTGTTGTGTGTTCTTGTCCACCACTAAACTTATCATACCATTGTAGGAAAACTTCAGGAGTAATATCTTTACCTGCTGTAGTAAGATTAGACTGCACAGCATTCCACTTTTGTAGTGCACCTTTTACTATGTTGTTAACTTTGATCTGTTGATCTTTTTGTGTGCTGGCTGATTGATAATTGGCTACTGCACCTTTGATTTTACCACCAATTTTTCGAGCAAAATCCAGTGGGCCTTCTGTTAGAACTTCATTAATCTTCATCTTTAAGTTTCCTAATGCCTCGAGTAAATTTAGCAGGATCTTGACCTTTGATAGCATTAAGAAGACGACGCTCAAGCTCACCAGCTTGTTCGGCTTCATAGTTTTCGTGAATATAACGGATTAGATTAATAGCACCATTAATGATGTTATTAGCACGTGACTCTAGGAGATTATCCTTGTCTTTGTGTGTGAGTAATTCGTCAAGCTCGGTAAGTATGCTACGGGTGCGTTTCTGCACAATTTTTACTCCAATTTAGTATATTTATCGATGTTTAACTATAATACAGATGCTAACTCTGGTAATATTTTACGCCAATTAGTATTACGTATGTGGTCCAAATCTTCTATATATTTAATAAACATGCTAGGATTATAGTTGTTTACAATATTAAGTCCATTTAACACACCTATTAATTCAGGATCATTATTAAATTTCTTTTTAAGTAGGTTGTAAAACTTAGGACTAACTGCGTCTAGTGTACATTTTCTTTCTACTTTTTCAAATCTTATTTTAGTTATATCACCCAGTCTATTCTTAGAAAAATACTGATTTTTCCATTCAAGCAATTCGTTTAGATAAAGTATATTAAGGTAGCTATAAGTACAGCTTATATAAAATAAATGATTAACTGGCATGTTTTCGTAGAACCAATTTAAAACATCTAAAACTTGCTCCCACTTGGCACCTGTGCGTTGATACTCAAATCTATCACCAATGTCATCAATGCTAAAATATATTTCCACTAGTTGACATTCTGCCCATAAATCTAATACTTCTTTAGATACTTTGAATGTAGCGTTTGTGTTATATGATACCCTTACATCCGCTAATCCTTTGATTTGTTTCACCTGTAATAATAAATTTTTATGATGATCACTCATCAATGGTTCACCACCACCATGAAAGTGTATGTATTTGAGATTTTTTAAAAGCGAAGTATCAACTATTTCAAGTTGATTATATTTTTTATATTTGGTTTGATCCGTTTTATTATATAATTTAATATGATCGGCTATCCAGCTTGTACTATTTTCTGGCATACAAATTACACATTTAAGATTACATAAATTACCAATACTATAGTCTATAGCTAAAGGGCCTTGACTATCATCTAAGTCAGACTGTTTAAGAAACTTTTCATAAAGATCAAATGATCCTTGCCGACGACTTTTTAACCCTGATAGTTCAGCTTTATAACAGACCTGACAGCCAACCACTGGTTGATCATTTTCTGCTGCTAGTTTATAAATTTTTCTCTGAGGATGATTCCACACTTCGTTTAAATCAAATTGAGTAGAAGCAGAAAATCTTGGTCCAGAAAAATATGAGCAAGGACCATACTCTAACTTGCTGTTATTTGACCATATGGCTAAATTTTTATAAAATTCATAACAAAAATGTTTTTTCATTTAATTAGAAAATTTTTCAATTCCTAAAATTGGTATGTTAACTTCATTTTCTAATACCCACTTAATTGCTTTGGCAATATGAATAGGATCCAGATACATGGTATTCTTAATATCATTTAATTTACCAACTGTGATGTGAGTTGTTCTAAATTTATTAGAGCACAAACTTAAACTTAGATCTCTAAGAGCACGCTTTTGTATGCTATAGTGTGGCAAATAGCTATTTCGTCCTTCATATTCTGCCGTGCTTCCAATATTAAATACGTGCCCAACACTCCAAACTTCTTTGGTTATTTCTAATATTTTTTGTTGAGCACCATTTGATATAAAACTGCTATTGATTAATACGTTATAGTTTGAGATGTTTTTTCGAAAATAATCTTCATCGGCTGGATTCCACATTCTCAAATCATACCCAGTGGATCTACTAGCAAAATCAGTCTGCGGTAATATTTGTTTTATTGCTTGAGCTATGGCGGCAGTATTAGGATTACCAGTACATAATATTTTTAAGTTGTTCATTCGGAGGTATTTTTAAGCCCTGCTAGCATATTTTTTAATTTACTGCTGTCTATTCCTGCGGAAATTTTAGTGTGATCTTCTGCTGGATTTACGCTACTACCAGTTTTAATTTGACTTAGGATATTAGTTGCACCAACTCCACGTAGACCACTTTCCTGTGCTTCTTCACCTGGATCTGTAATTCTTAAAGTTTCTAAGTCATACTCTAAGTCTACTTTCATACCTACACCACTTGAACTACGTGTTTTCATAAGCTGTAGTTGATAACGACCACGTTCACGCATAGCACGACTTGTAAAGATACCAAACACGTTGTCTGCTGTGTTAATCTTACTTAATCCACCTGCGATATGACTGTGATCAAATTCAATCTCTTCTACTGCTCCACGATTCAACTGTGAAGCTGTGATCATTAAAATGTTAAGTTCTTTGGAAAGATTTCTTAACTCTTCCGATACATATTTGTCTTTGACAAACAAGTCATTTGGGCTAACTTTAGCACTTACTGGCATGACCAAGTCCAAATAGTCCACCATGATAAAGTCTAACTTCATGCCTGTTTGGATCTGTAGTTCTTTTAAGTAACTACGGATCTGATTTACATTACTCTGTGCTGGCATGTATTTGATCTGTAGCACACCAGATTTCTTACCTACCATCTTAACTTTCATTTCAATAGTATCTAGGTCTTTGAACACTTCTTTAGTTGATACATTGGCCACCATACTGTCCATACGCATAGCACATAAGCCTTCACTAAGTTCTAAACTTAGATACACCCCGTTAAGTCCTTGAGTAACCCAATTGATAGCTATGTTCTGCATGAATAAACTTTTACCACTACCAGATCCGCCTGCAAAGATGTTAAGTTCACCGCGGTTCATACCACCAAATAATCGTTTATCAAGAGTTGGCCAACCTGTACTTACCTGCCCGTTATTACTCTTGATCGCTAATAATCTAGCACGAGGATCTAAGAAATAGTCAGTACCCATGTCTTTAGTAAGACTAATCTGTACTGCATCTTTGATAAGTTTTTCTACAGGATCATAATCACCTTTTTCCAACATGTCTGCAGCTTTAAGGATAGCACGTTCTAGTTCATTGCGTTTAGTAAAGCCTTCAAACTCTGCTAGGAACCAACTATAATGATCTTCTGTTAGATCCGGCACACGTTTAAGATCAACGCTGGTGACTGCCTTGACCTGTTCATGTGTGGGCATGGCTTTATGATCATCAGTGTGTGACTTGATAAACTTAGCCACTTCACGTAGGCTACGATCAAAGTTTTCTGCATTATAGATATTCTGCACACGCACATAACTCTGTGCGTCTTCTAGCATCATTTCTAAAAATAGTTTCTGTAGTTCTGGAGAATATTCTTTTGTCATATACTATTAATTATACATTTTTTTTCGCATAAGTTCTATCTTGAGTTTACTCGAATGTTTACTATCTAAGATAGTTTTTAGCACAAACAGCTTGCCATATTTTACCACTGCTTCATTTACATCTTTACAAGTTTCTAACCACACAGGAAAACTTACCGTCCAACCATATTCAATAGCATTGTTAATCATCCGAGCACCAGCACGATCTCGATCTGCCACTACTATGACTTCTCTGCCTAGACTTTCTATAATGTCTGCTTGTGTTTCATTACACTCATTATTTAATACCGCTACACCATCTATGCTCATAGCATCAAACGGTCCTTCACAGACTATGACAAACTTTGAATCCAGTTGTTGATTGTTCATGTTAAACACAAAGTTTGGTTCATAGTTGCTGTGATATTTTGGTTTAACGTTTTCTTCAATGGCTCTGGCAGTATAACCAATTGTTCTACCTTGCCAGACGAACGGTATGATAATTCTCTTGTGTAGATTATATTGTTCTTGACGAGTTGCGTAAAACTGATATTTTGCTATGTCAATTTTGCGTGCTACACAGTATTCCAATGCTGGATGGACATAATCTAGTGCAACCAAATTCTCTGCATCATCTGGTAAGTCACGGACTTTGAATTCAATCTTTTCTTCTTCAGCTTCTTGTTTGACCTCTTCTGGTGCAACCAATTCACGCACACGGATAGCTTCGATTACCAAACGTTTGATGTCAGTGTCATCAGCACCTAACCATTTTAACAACTTGCGGAATTTGAATGTTAAGTGACGACCTGGTTGATAGCTGGCTTTGAAGTTACAGTTGAAACAATGGAAAGACACGCTACCATCTGGGTTAGCTGTTAGTCCACCACGACCACGGGTATCTGCTGACTCACCATTATGTGGGCAACAGGGTGCGTTGAAACTGGTCCAACCACTGGGTGTGGTTTTCTTTTTTGTAGGTAAAATACCTTTTATGAAGTCACTTATGATATTCAGCATATACTATATTATACACTAAACTTTTGGTTAGAACAAGAGTTTTTGATTATGCTAGTCCGTATCTACCGCGTAAGGCGTTAAAGTTTTGTGTGATCTCATCAGCTGACAAGGCACGATCGTAGATCATTGCTGTGGCTATGTTTCCAGTGAAAAATCTACCACCAAGATCATCTTGAGCAAGTTTTACATCATCCAGTACTGTGCTGGTATGAGATACAGTATTAGTGGCACTGGTAATTCCACTGGATTGACACAGATATGCTGTTGCTGAGGTGCTGGTAACGGAAACTGCAATCATGCACCATGTCAAATCTGGTATGGTCAATCCACTATCCCAACTGTAAGTATCAACAGCATTATTCCAAGTATATGAAATTTTATTAGTTGTACCAAAAAACGATATTCCAGTAGCAGCTGCACCTCTAGAATATATGATACCGTCAAAATCGTCCTGAGGTCCGTTTCGT